CTTGAACACAGTCTGTTTTGCGCCCCTTACATGACCGTATCTTTGATTTCTTGTCAAAGGTACCTAATGACGGGACTTTTAACCAACGTGAGTCGGTTAACCGTTGTTTTGCGAAAGCAAAACTCGCACAGAAGTCGTTTGGATACGACCTTTCTGCGGCAACTGACCGCCTTCCTATTTTAGTCCAAGTAGCAATACTTGATTCACTGTTTGGGAAAGGTTTTGGAGGTTGCTGAAAGGAGCTGTTAGTCAATAGAACATATTGATTATATGCTAATAACGAGTACGGAATAAAGGCTTGAGATGATTTTAAGTACGCCGTGGGGCAACCCATGGGTGCTTTATCATCCTGAGGAATGCTCGCAGTGACTCACCACCTAATTGTACAATATTGTGCACAGGTTGGAGGGGGAATCAGGCCTTCAGAGTGATTTGAAGGTTATGAGCTGCTAGGTGACGATATAGTAATATTCGATCCTAAGGTCGCTAAGAAGTATTTGGAGGTTATGTCTAGGCTAGGGGTTTCGATAAATTTATCAAAATCCGTAGTGGCGACAAAAGATGCCTTTGAATTTGCTAAAGTGACCGGGTATAAGGGAAAAGATGTTTCAGCCGTTTCTGCCAAGATGTTTATATCTCAAAACTCTTGAGCAGGGCGCGCGAATATTCTTAGTCAGTTACTACCTAGGGTCAAACCGAAAGTAATCCAGTACATTGACAGAGTTGCTAGGAAATCTACCTACTCTATTGGGTCTCCCGTCTTTACAAAATATGCTTTACTGTCCAATATGGGAATGAAATTTTCCGTATTATTGGACCTTATCATATCAGAGACATTTGGATATAAAAGGGTACTAGGTAAACTAGTCCTTATATCTGAAAAACATCTCAATATGATTATAGCTTGTTTTGCAAAGGGGAAAACTCCTTTTCGTAAGAAGATGAAGTTTGTAGAGCAGGAAAGGGACTGGTATCGAATCCAGCTCTTTGGAATTTTCTTCGGCCCGATGTCTAGATTTGATATCGGGGTCGAAGCCAACAAGTTGGCTAAACAGTTTTTCGAACTCAGTTTTGGTTTCCCATATCCTGAGATCGATCCGTTTAGTGAACGATCGGTGGCTGATATTGAAATATCAACCGCCTTCTATTTCATAGAAGAATCGTTCCGTGAGCAGCTGACCC